TAGTCAACGTTGTTGCTAACTGGTTGGTCGGTCCACCAAGGACCAGGAGAGTTTTTGCCCGTGAATAGCACTGGGCCTGTAAAGTGAACGGCCATTTAAGGCTCCTTTCGTGTAGTAGCACATCCCCATGTCGTCTCTACTAAGTCTGCCGAGTCAGTCGGCATGGGTAAGGGTCTCGGTATTCTTCTTTTTACGCCGGATCAGGCGCCGTGTCAAGATACTTGTTGTTCTTCTGGTAGTTTTCCTCAGCCGTTATGACTGCCAAATTTGTGGGTACATGAAGCCCACAAACAGTCTTGCCTCTCAGCGGAATCACATGATCCACCACGTACACAACTCCCGTGCTGGCCGTCTTAGATATAGCCTCTCGGTAAATGCGCCTAATTTCTCGTTTGTCCGCATCAGTCAACCATGCGGGCGTGGCGTTTTTATGCCGTCTGCGACGGTCATTTTGACTAGCCTTGACCTCGTCTAGATTAGCTTGTTTCCAAGCTTTTTTGTACTTTTTCCTGTCTTCCGCAGCCTGATTCTTGGCTCGCTCTATAACCTTTTCTTTGTTTTGCTCGTAATACTGTTGCTTAGAGCGCTTGCCTGCATCAGAGTGGTTATACGACCTGAAATAATCTTTCCTTGTTGTCTTTCCTTTTTCCCATTCAATTTTTAAACACTCCAAACAAGATCCCTTGGTCTTGCGCAACGCAACGTGACCATGCTTACAAGGCAAGCCAGTGAAGTAGTAACTTGCTCCCGAAACTTTGGCTTCCAATCGGGAAGAGGGGTATGTGCTGTAGTCCATAAAAACATTTTGACACAGATAAAACCAGAATGCAAAAAACCCCGCCTAAGCGGGGTTTCCAAGTCAAGCTAACTACCTGACTTTTAGGCAGCTCCGGGAGATCCGAAAATACCGCGAGGATCGCTGAATCCAAACGAATAGCGCTCACGAGCCTTGTAGCGAACGTTTCCGCTATCAAAGTCACCTTCAAACGCCGTCTTGATGCCCACACGCTGGAACATCTTCATGCCGTTGGGAGCGTCAGTCTTGATGAAGTACGCATCCGGGTCGGTCAGGAAGTGGTTAACAGCGTAGCCCTGGGGAACCATGCCCATGTTACGGATGGCGTTGATGTCGTTGTCTGCAGTACCAACACGCAGAGTGGACTTCAGGATGCGATCCGCCGTGAACTGGAGTTCCTTAGGAATGATGAGCTTCAAACCTTGAACAGCGATCTTCAGGCCACGCTCATCAGTGAACGCAGCGATGTCGATCAACATCTGCTCAAGAGCGGTCTCAGACAGGTCGGCAGGGACTGTCAACTCGTTCTTGAGGACCGGGCCCGACAGAGTCGGGTGATCGTCAGCACACAAAGGCTTGCCGTCACCGCCAGTAGAGGTGGTGAAAGCGTTGTTCAAAACGGCAGCAGCCTTGATCTGCTTGGTTTGAGCCATGGAACGAGCAAGCGCCTTGGTATAACGAGCCGAAAGCTTGTCATACAGGTTGTCTTCCACCGCCTCTTCCGTCAGAGAGAATGCAAGAGCAATCGTCTCGTGGGTATAGCGAGCAGTATAGACTTCCTGAGCGTTGTCGTAAGCCACGCCAGCGCCTTCAGTTTTTACTGGGGCGTTGCCGAAGCCAGAGAGCATTACTTCCTCTTCAAATGCACGATCCGAAGACTCGGTGTCATAAATCTCTGCATGCTCATTTTCGTAGTTTTGATACTCCAAACCAAAAAGGGCATTGAGACCGGGCTCAAGCTCTTTTACTAGTTGTGCGCGGGAAATAGCCATTTGTCAGACTCCTTACGATGCCACACCAGCCACACCACCACTGCTGTAGCTGTGATTGTTAATTTTCACAACGAGTTGTGCAAAAGCGCCAAGTTCGTTGTCCGGTGCGTCGTACAGACCGACAATTTTCAAGTTTCTACCAGCAGTGGTATCAGGAGCGCCCGTGGTGGTCATGCCTGATTGCCCAGTAGTAGTGCTGCCAGTTCCCTGAGTAATGTTGACGTTTTCGCCAATGTCAGCCTGAACCATTACATTGTTGTCAGCTTGGATCAAGAACAGTTGGCTGGGGTCATCAATAATATCTGCCTGCAGATCTTCGGTGAAGGCAGCGTTGGCAATAAACTTGTTTGAAAAAGTTGGTTTGCCAGTAACAGGGTCATCATAGAAGACACCATTGAATACGCCCACGGCAGCCGCGTCAGCGACAGCCAGTTGAATGTATCCACCTACGAGACGTACCAAGTCGCCTTGGAAAAGATTCGTGCCGTAGTCCTCTTTAATTAGATACCCATACTGCTTTTGCGCTCCCGTGGCAGAGAGGTTGCCTAGAGGGCGCATTCCAAAAGGATTGTTGGAATTTGCCATTTTAAATTTCCTTTAAAGGGTTAAGTGTCGGCTTTAGGGCCGCCAAAAGTGGTTCTCGAAGAACGATCTGGACGGTTAATGACCATCGTTGAATGGGCATTGGCCTTCATCAAATCATTATCAAGAGCCTCAAGCTGATCTTGGGTGCGCCGTTGGTAGTAGGCATTGCGCTCCGCCACAGTCTCTTCTGGAATACGTGCCAAAAGCAGTCCGCCAACCTTGATTACTCCGGCATGGCGACCATCTTCGGCCGTCGGAACCACATACTCAGGGTGCTCTTCGCCACGAACAAGTTCGTAGCCTTCACGGAGTTTCCCAGCAACATTGCTGCGATCTTCCTGACCACCCGCTTCTGCGCGAATCCAACGCTGTTTAAACCCAGGGGGAGCTGCGGGAGCATCCAAGCGCGAAGGAGGTGCCCATGGGCGCCGACGATCCTCTGACTTACGGCCAGAAGCCGAACGAGCACTGCGGTCAATTTTAACTTGATCTTCCATGACTATCTCCTAACGTACTTTGCGTACTCTTCCAAAGGAACTCCTAGCCGTCTTGCCATACTCACCTCACTAGGTGTGAGTTTGACGGTCCTGCGCCCATTTACCCCAACGGAACTTTGCCCACGGGTAGCAGGAGCAACGGTAGGGGCGTTCACTTGCACGTTGTCCTGTTTTTTGAATTTATGCGGGAATTCCTTTCGGATTCTCCGATTCAATTCATCGTAATACTCATCTGACGATAAGTCAAACCCTTCGTCTTTTAGCTGGTTATGGATGCCAAAAGCTGCATAAGTCATGGCCTGATCCGCACCAAACCACTCGTTTTTCTCTGCCCATTCTTCAGCTTTAGGGCTTGGTTTTGGCTGAGCAGGGGGCGGAGCATAGATCTGTGCGGGCTGCTGGGGCATTTGAGGCATCTTTTGCTGCGCTGCAGTCCTAGAAGCCGCCTCATTCATGCGCTCCTGCTGTAATACCAGCTGCGCCAACATTTTTTGGGCGTCAACCGCCGCTTTTCCATCCCCACGTTCCACGGCGTCTTGCAGATTTGCCTCCACAATCGCCAGTTGGGACTTAATCCGGCCAGAAGCCTCGGTCACATAGTGCTCGTCCATGGTTTGGGCCCTTTGCTGAGCCTGCGCCAACTGAGCCTGCACCCCCTGGGCATACTCCAGAGCCGCCTTTTCGCGCCTTTCTGCCTCGCGAAGCTTGGCCGTCATCTTGTCGATGCGTTTTTTGACTCTGTCGCTGTATTCTTCGTGTTCTTTCTCATCGCTTTGGTCAGAAGTTTCAGAAGCATCCGCAACTACCGCTACGGTTTCCCCATCCTTTTCCTCTAAAACGACCTCTGTTTCCTGATCCTGCTCCGTGACGTTATCCGGCACCTCAGCATCAGGGTTTGGTACATCTATACCTAGTTCCATTTGAGCATTTTTAGGCATGGCAACCTCCTTAAACCATGTGAAGGACGTCTTCTGGATCCTTTACTTGAGCCAGAATCTCGTCGTCGTTAAGAATGCGTATCTCACCACCTTCGATGTTGATACGAGCTCCCGCATATCGGGCAAAAATCACCCAGTCCCCCTTCTGACACCATGGACCATTAGGAAATTTGTCCGAGTCTTTGTACGCCAGCGGCCCAACTTCCACCACATACCCACAAACAGTGGCAATTTGTTGTTTATCAACGGCCTCTTTAGCCAAAACAATCCCACCCTTGGTAGTGTGAGGCGGTCTGTAAGGAAGAACCACGATCCTCCAGCCAGTTGGCACCGGAATACGTTCCAAAACACCCTCGTCCATCTTATTTGGGTCAATGGAATCTTTCTTCTGCTTTTCTTCCTCCTGTATTTCCTTCGCCCACTTCTTCTGAAGTTCGGTCATTTCTTCCATCACATCTCCTTTATTGCGCGGAATGGGTCCGCGAGCCCCGTTTACTGCTCTTCTACTTCGGACAAAATCTGCTTGAGTTCGTCCTCTACAATCGCAAGCGTCTCCAAACTACCTACTAGGTGGCGATAATGTTCCATGTTTTTAGCACCCCCAGAGGCCACAACCTGAGTCAATTCAGCCCTTCGCTGGCGAATAAACTTTAATATTTTTTCAAATGGATTCATATTAAGCAATCATAGTCTTGTTTTTGGCGTCCTTACGCAGGACGTAGCTCACACCAGACTTGGTCGAAGGCGTTTTGACCTCCCGAGCCTTGCCCAAAGCAATGGCCACAGCCTGTTTTTGAGCTTTCTTCTTGGATTTTGGCTTGGAAGTGCCCAATTTCCCAGTTTTTGAATACGACCCCATCATCTCGGAGATGTTGGAGGATATGGTTTTCTTGCTACTACCAGATTTAAGCGGCATTTTGGCCCCTTTCCATGATGTCAAGACGCTCCCGAGCAATCGCAGCCTTCTCATTTGCAATTTGCTGGTTTTGCGCCAGTTTTGCCTGCGTTTCCTGGGCATCTTGTTGCATTCTTGCCTGCTCCAAGCCCATTCTTGCCTGCGATTCCTGCGCCTTGGCCTGAGAGTCGGCCTGACGCAGAGCCAATTCCTTCTCTTTCAACTGCACCAAAGGATCAGGACCTTCTCCCGCAAGTTGTGACGACAGCTGACGCAACTCCGCCATGCCCTGCGCTACGAGCATCGCAACTTGAGCCTCTTTTTGAATGTCTGACACCATACTTTGAGCTTCCACACCGTATGTTTTGAAGTTTTGAGCCTCTACCTGCTCTTCCGCCTTGATCCGAACGTGATCCAAAACATGTTTGGTCAGGTTTGCCGCCCCCAACAGGTTGCCCTGCAGGATCGGCGACATTCCCTGAATCAAATGGGAAACAATATGCGCATCATGCTGTTGACCAGCAAAAGCTTTAAGCTCTTTTCCATCAATCGCATCCGCATTTTCGGAAGCAGGATCTTTAGGTTTGGGGTTCTGCGTATCATCCGGTTTGAGAATTGCATCCACATCCTTCGTTCCCAAAGCCTCATACATCCTCCGATACGCTTCATACATGTTGTGGATTTGAGGCGCACTCTTGGCTAACTCCAACTGAGCCTGCGCCATGGCAATACGCTGCGCCGCCGAAAAGATATTGGGGTCGGCCACCGGAACAATGTCCACCCGATCATCAAAATCTTCCCGCTTGATCGTCCGATCCCCACCAATCACGTCATACGGGTACTCATCGGGCAAATACTTTTGGAAACACTTGGCCATCAACTCAAACTCAAGCTTCTGCGCATAATGCAGCCGCTTGTGAATGCCCGACATAATCATCGACCCACGCTCTAAGAGCGCAATCGTCGTTCCCACCGCCGCCTGCTGATTGCCATCCCCAACCTGCATGTCCGCAATGCTCGCTACCCTGCGCCCCGCATCAATACAGAACCCAAGCAGCACAAACAACGTCTGACTCGGCTCCTTGTACGGCAAGGGCAAAAGCGCCCTTGATAGCTCCGCACCACCCGCATCAATGTCCCTGAACTCCCCAGGTTGCAACGGCTTGTCATCGTCGGCAATCCGCAAGCCCCTGGCCTTGAATCCAGCAGGCAAATTTGACAACGTCCCCGCATCCAACAACTGTTGCAGCGCAGCTGTCGCCGCTTTGTTCAAGCCACCAATGATGTGAACAAGGCCATACCCCATGCAGCCAGGACCCGGCAGGAACATGTAATGCACGAAATACTGCTCCGGGCAACACGTCTCATCATCTTCGCTCCAGTTGCGATAAATCGACAACACCGTGCCAGTGTCCTTGTCCACCGTGACGATGTAAGGCTTCTTGATCCCATCCTTCGAGTCCCCAGGAATCTCTAACTCAATATAAGCCTCAAGTAAGGTGTACTCAACGTCCTCACTATTGGGCGAGAACCCCGAAACACGGTTCTCGGACTCCTGAATCTGCGTGGTATTTGGGTACGCCGGAACCGCAACATCGACATCCAAGTACGTGCCATTGACCTGACGCTTGCGCAATTCATTCTCAGACATCGGAACGATCTGAATACAGCGCTCGTTCTCCCACGGATTGCTCGAGCCGTGATACGGCATGACAAAGTTGTCCGGGGTGATAAACGGAGACACACAACGACGCTTGTTCTCGTCGAAATACACCTTCTTAAAGGCCGACCCACCATAGCCCACGTACCAGAGCATCTGGTCAAAGTCAGGGGTGTACTCCTTCATGACCGTCGTGATCTGGTAGTTCATGAACTCCTTAACACGCTCCGCCTGCATCTCCCGCGCACGGGTCTTCTTGCCCACCACCTGCGTGCGCACGGGCCCGCTCGAGGGCATGAGCTCCTTCATGGCCTGCGCCGTGAACTGGAGAATGGCCTCCGTAATCAACGGAACCATCGCACTAGACGCACCACGGAAAGGCTTGGTCTTCTCTTCTAACTGAAAGCCCAAAAGCTTCATGCCCTGGGAATACGTCTGCTCCCACTCCTGGCGGCTGCTGGTATCCGCATCCAACATGGCCAAAATGTGCTCAGAAATCTTAGCCAGCTCGTCATCTTCCATCTTGGCAGCAAGATTCTCGTAATGCTTGGTGTCGCCCAACTCTTTCTCTGGCTCACCTATATTGATCGTCGCCCCACCATCGGCGTCGAGGACGATTTCGATTTCCTCAGGAACCTCGATCTCTTCTTCCTCTTCCACAATCACGTCCACCTCCTCCGGTGACCCGTAGATTGCTTTTTCAATGTTTGATGGCTTTGGCATTGTCTTTCCTTATAGTGGCTCTTCGCCGCGCAAAGCAGGCGTGAGGTAGTCTGAGTCCTCTGTAATTTTTAAATTCCGAAGGTTGTATTGTCGCATGTAGTTGCGGAAAAAGTTATTAACTTCGTCCTCAAACGCCATTGCATCAGGGCTGTTGTAGTTGCCTTTAATCTGAGCAATTATGGAAAAGTTCTCCCCAGGCAACTCACTGCTCATCGTTGGGCTTATAAGCGGATACTCGTCTGGCCCCTGGTAGTCTTTATTGCGCATTTGAATAGTCAGCTTGGGGTACCCTTGAGAATCGCGCAAGGTAAAGAACTTAGACTCACCATTCATGTACTGGTTGTAATAGCTGGGCTGTTTGATGCAATGCTGCGCCATCATCCCTTCCGCTTTCATGCCGTCTGGGCTAGTGATCTCGTACCAACCTGCCACGTCTCTGTTTTTGCCTAAAACTGGGTTGACTAAAGGGATAGCATATGGTGTTTTAGTCACTCCCAAAAGCGCTTGGTCTGAGGTCACTGGGCGACCTTTTTCCATTCGATTTAGGATTGTTTTGGGGTTATTGATATTTGTCCAATTACCTTCGGATCCAACCACTAGGTCAGCGAAACTAGCCTTTTGCAGATCCCTGGGAGACAGGGTTGCTGCATATTCGGCAATGTCCTCCATATTAAAAGGACTAAACTCTTGGTCAAACAATACGTTGGAATCTAGTGAATAGACCGGTTGGCCTTTTCTAATTGCTTCGTCAAAGACAGGCGTATGACGGACCAAGGTGTTCAATATGTTGAGCCTTGAAGCTCCTGTCTCAAGAACTTTCCCTGACTTACTAAACGGGTCTGTTGTGTCTGGTGCCAACGTGCTGCCATAAGTTCTTCCTCGACGGAAAGACAGCGAAGATGTCGGAGCACCTTGTTGCTCTGTTACTTGATTGTAAAAGGTCTCATACACATCTGCCATAGAAGTATGGGCAGCTTCCATTGCCTCTGCCATTACGACTTCTTCTGGGGTCCGATTATCTACGCTAATCCTCCAGCGCTCTTTTCCAGCAAATGCTTGCCTAAGATCAGCCTCAATTTCTTGGATGCTTTTCTTCTTCATCGCTGGCGTCCCAACCAACTCATACAACGTCTTGGTCATGGCGACGGTTTTTGGATCGGCGGTTGTAGCTACCTTTCCAACAGCAGGATCTGCATGATTGTCGTAGTAATATTTAAGCGTTTTTAGATAGTGTTTCTCAAATGCGTCCAAGATATTCTCTGGTTGAAGCCCAGGCCTTTCTCCCCACCCGTACTCCTCGGCACCAAATTCTTTACCCCCAAAGCTTCTTCTTAACTCTGACCTAAATGCATCTACGTTGGCATTTGTTCTTGCCTCAAAAACCTCACGGTCATCCAAAGCGCCGTTTATTTGACGAATAAACTCTTGAATACTTGCTTCAGTCCTTTGTTTAGACTCTTCCGATCTTTCGCTTGCTCCTCTTCTCAAACGACTAACAATCGCCTCTAGTGCTTCATTAGCCGCTTTGCCTCCATCTGCTTTGGCGTAGTCAAAAAGATCCTGATCTATGGCAGCTTTTTTCATGTTTCGCAAAGCTATTTCAGCTGCATCCTGCACCACAGGAACTGCCAACTTTTTAGCCTCGGGGTTCATGAAAAAGCCAACGTCCGTGTACGGGCTGATGATTTCTCCCGTTTGCTCGCTCAATGCATCATACATTTGCGATAACGAAATCGCCGCCTGCTCCTGTTGCAGAGGAGTGCCTTTCTCTCCCCGTGCCATGGCGCGAACGTCATCTAGAGTCAGCCCATACGCAGGAACAGCCGCGCGGCCAGGAGTTCCAGAAACCGGCTCATTCCAAGAAGGCAGGTCCTTTAATCCAGAAACAAGGAACCTCTCGTAATTGAGCTGCATGTCACCTGAAATGCCACCATGCTCAACTTCATTCATCCACTTTGGTGTCCAACGCCCATCAACAAAGGCCTTGTACAAAGGATCTTTGACCGTGCCAAATGTGGTTGAAAAGTAGTCAACCGCTTTGTTAGAAATAGCTTCAAGCGTAGGCGCAAAGTTTGTAAATATTTGCGCACGGTCATTTTCACGAGCCAAGCGGCCCTCAAACATACTTTTCTGGCCTTCTAATTCTTCAGTTCGACGAATCAATCCTTTATATTCATCAGAGAGTTCCGGGTTAGGAGAAGTGGCCAACAAATTTTCTAGCTTTTGATTTACTCTTGAGAGATCTTCGTTTGTGCGGAAAATTTCTGTTTTAAGATTTCTAACGTAGTCATCGGACTCTAACGCAGCCTCTTCCGCATATCTTTCTGCGACCTTACTGGCCGAACGAACATCGGCGCCCACATCCGCCTTTAGCCCAAGAGGTCGAGTGGCATAAATAGCCCCTGCTTCTGCCATTACGTCCGCTGGCTTTCCCAACATGGCCCCGTAGACATCTTCAGGGGTCAAATCCTCACGTCCAGCTTGTTTGCGAAGAGTCGGCATCACCGCTTCTTCCACTTTTCCCTTGGCCTGCTCGCCTAAATACCTCGCAGCACCCGGCGCAACACGCACATTGAGCAGCTGAGCCTGCGGAAGCAACGCATCAAGCTTGCTCTCTTGCATTGCCCTGCCAAATTGCTCTAAATACCTGCGCCCAGCTTCAGTTCTAGGCATGAAGGTCATCGCTTCCATGACCTTACCCGCCTCTACATTGGCCTCATTGATGTTTTTGCCACGAGCCAAGCCCGTTGCCGCTGCAATTGGCGCCGCAACAGCTCCCGTTGCAATCGTCGCACCCGTTTCTATCAGGCCCCTTGCTTTTTCTGCAAGACTTAACTTTCGTTCAGGCTCCAGTGTCGGTAAAAGTAACCTCCCATCTGGCCCAATTTGGGGCACTTCATTCACCGAGCGCTCGCCCTGAGGCAGACTGCCCGCTTGGCGGTACACCAAACCTCCTTGCGCCATCCTCCGAATTTTCTGAATTGCTGGAGGACGCATTATTTGCTGCGGTTCCTCTTCACGGACTAAAAATTGGAAAGGATCAACCGGTTTTTGCGACTTTAGATACCTTTGAAGCGTCGCTGCACCCGCTGGCGCCCCCCTTTCACTGTCTTCTTGCGTCGTTCTGAGCACTTCGATCGCTTTGGACATAACTTCGTCCTCCGGATCGCTGTCAGTTAAGAAGTTCAACGCCAGCGCAGTGCGATAACTGGTTGGCAAAGTGTCCAAAGGAGCCAGTTTCATCGGTTTTTTAGCCGATGGAGACACTCCCTTGGTCGCTTTTTGTGTTTGAGTCGCCGCCCGAGCAATTTTTGTGCGCTCGCCAAGAGGCACACCCAACGTAGTTTCAGCAAAATCCCACCCACGCTTGGGCTGCGTGTATGGACTTGAGGGCAAAGACGCCCAAGTCGAGCCCAATTTGTCTATCGCCGAGCGAAAATCACCCCGCTCAACATCCTCCAAGGCCCCTTTTGACCGAATTAGCTCGATCGCAATGCGATCTTGGCTCTGCGGAGAGAAATCCTTAATCCCTAGCTTCGGGGCAAAGTCATCATAAGTCGTTTTCGTGATCTGGTATTTACCAGCCGCCGTACTTGGACCCTCTTTGGTTCTCAGCCCCACCACCCCAGGATGCTTTGAAAAGTCTTGAAACTTCTTCCCACCCACAATGACGTTGTAGTCCGCCCCTTCAGCCTTGCCAAGGAAATCCAAAAACTTCTGCAGGTTCTGGTCCGTGGGCCGTGTATCACTGTCCATGCTCGGCATCACCGGCTTTGTGTTCGGGTTAGGCACAGGTGTCTGCATTGCCCCAGTCCTTAATAGTAGACGTACTGTTGTTCTTCAGAAGGCTCGTCCTCAAAGTCGTCCGGGAGCGAAATAAAACTCCCTTGGCGGAATCGGATTACCGCTTGCACAGCACTGTCCGTGAGGTCATCGTTCTCTCCAAACGGAAACTCCGCCATCTCCTCAACAACTTCCTCCGCCCACGCTTGGTCCGGAGCCCATACCATCCCCGCCTCGAAAACCGGAGACACGGAGTTCGCTCGACTGACCTTATCCGTCGATTTATTGCGCCCCCCAGGTGAGTAGTTTACTACCGGAATACCGGTTCTGCGCAACTCTTGAGTGAGTGGCAACCCCGAAGCTTTCGCTTCAATCAACACGCAATCCGGATTCCAAAACTTGTAAAACTCCATGGCCTTTCGCTTGAGCTCAGGAAAATCCCACCGCCCCTTCTTGGCATCCAACAAAATCAAACTGTCCGGATCATCCGGACTGGGCCGAAATACTCCCCACGTCGTAATAGCAGAATAGTCGGCTGTCTCTTTTTTAGAATACGCCGTGTCATAGCTCTGAATGATGTACTTCAGCTTGGGCACCCCTTCATGCGGCCACACCCGCCACCACTCTCGCTTGAATATCGCCCCCTCTTCCGAAGTCGGATTCTGCTGCCACTGCGCATTCCACTTGCTAACCGGCAACGCCGCCTTGACCGCCAACAAATCATCGATCTTCCAAAACTCCGGCCAACACGACTTGCCACTGGGCATGATCGCCGGAAACTCAATCACATCCCACTTGTCTGACCTCAAATCCTTGGCCTGATCCTTCAACACCATCTCGGTCAAATCCTTCTTTGACCACCTCGTCATTACCAACAAAATCCGACCCCCGGGCTGCAGACGCTGCCGAGGCCCAGACGTATACCACTCATGCGCCGCTTCCATCGCCGTCTCCGACAACGCATCCTGCTCCGAGTGCGGATCATCAATAACCAAAAAATTCGCACCACGACCCGTCATCGCACCACCCACACCAGTGGCAAAATATTCCCCACCCTTGTTCGTCTCCCACCGCCCAGCCGCTTTACTGTCCGCCGCCAAGGCCACCTCCGGAAAGATATCCTTATAAATTTCCGAATCCATCAGGTTCCTCACCTTGCGACCAAACCGCATCGCCAACTCACCCGTGTGCGTCGCCTGAATAATCTTGGACGTTGGTTCGCGACCCATGAGCCACGCTAAAAACAAATACGAAGTGAGCTCTGACTTACCATGGCGAGGAGCAATATTAATAATGACCCTGGTCAAATCTCCACGGACCAAGGCCTCAAATTTCTCCGCCATGATTTTGTGATGCGGGCCACATATGAACTCCGGCCACACATACCGCACAAAATCCAAAAAGTTTTCCCTCGCCCGCTCACGAACCTGTAACTGCTCAAGCCTGTACTCCAGACGAGCAATCTCGGCCGATGGATCTTGGATCTGGGCAGTCATCGTTTTTTAGTGCCCGCTAACTTCACCATCTTTTTTGCTGGCCTTCTTGCAAGACCATACCCACGAGTAGCAAGGCCACCCTTCGCCATGTTTAATGGGTTTTTACCAAGCTTATCTACATCAGGCATCGCGCCACCACCCCCACCACCACGCGATCCCGAACCACCGCCCACGGGACGAACCGTTCCAGATGGCTCCAATGTTTTGCTTGGAGTCATCTGCTTCTTTTTGTACTCATACTCATTTTCTGGGCGCACCGCAAGATGACGCCCACGAATAATGTCGAATTTCTCCTCTCTTCTCTCTGGAGACACATACTTCCCAGACGACTTGTACTGGTTGGCCTGACGCTCCGCCATCTTTTCCATCTCAACTAGCTCAGACGACGTAATAGGGATTTTTTGCTTACCGCCAGTGCGAGTCTCTCTTATATACGGAGACAAATCGTCATATCGATCCTTTGTCATAGCCGTCGCAGCCTTGAGATCAACCCCTTGATCCAATAACAACTGCTTATACCTATTGGCCCTCGAACCAGCGCCACCATGCTTTCCTGTCTTGTTCTGTCCTGTAGGCATATACGTCTCCGTAGGTTTAAATTTTTTGCAAAATTTTTTGTGGGAAAAGTGTTTGCATGATACCGGGGGTGTTCTGAAATTGCCAAGTTTTCGTTCGTTGGCTGGCTAGCTAAAACTGAGTTTAAAGGAGCGAAGCAGGAGAGACGGGGCCAAAAGGAAGAAAGCAGTCAGACAGAACAGAAGGAACACAACCAACTCTCAAGGGACTCCAGGCGGGCCCGCCCACCCCCGCCTCCACCCTTTGTGGGACGGGGTGGGTGTTTAGTTTTTCCCTATCAATTTTCTTTTTTTTATTGTTATTTGGTATTGGACAAGAGAAGACGGAGCATGGTAGGCAGAGCCTACCATGCTCAGCGGCCGTGTTTGGCAAACACGGGACAAACAAAAAGCCCAGGTGCTCGCGCACCTGGGCTCGTTGCCTGGGGCCGAGGCCCCAGCAGGAGAAGCTAGGCTTCGATCTTCAAACTGGTTGCGTCCTCGAGGGCCGGGGCCGCGATCGCTGAATCGATCGCCTGCTTGGCGAGTGCGGCCTGGGCTTTGGTCTTGACTGCGACCTGATCGCGGATCACTTCCAACACTTCGACGATCGTCTGATCGTCGAGCGCTACCTGTTGGGTGTTGCCATCGCGGTCAGAGAGTTCGACCGTGAGGATCAGTTGATTGGGCTTGAACGAGGCATAGGACTCGTTGCGACGGATGAGGACCTTTTGAATCTGCATGGTAATTCTCCTGTATCGACTGCGTTGAAGGAAACAACAGACTGCACCGATATTCTCTCGAATATCAGCGCAGTTGTCAACTACCTGGACGAAACCTCGACGTTGAACGTCAGGCCCTGGACGGCCTGGGTGACCTGATCGTCGAGGTGAGTAATAAGATAATTCTCGATCGCATCGTCCACGTCGACCATGTCCTTGATCTCCGATTCATAGTCCGAGATCTCAAAGTTGGAGGACATGTAATCGTTGATCTTGTCATCGATGTCCGACGCATCGATGACCTCTTCGCAAACCTCACGGATCATGTCGCGGTCCATCGGGCCCAGGTCATCTATCTTGGCCTGGACGATCTCTTCGACAGTCTCACGGGTGACCAACTGAGACGCGCTGCCGAGCAACTTCTGCATGTCCGGATGCTCAACAATGTGCGGCACCAGCAGGGCCGCAAGTTCTCTCAGCAGGCCGTCGTACTTGTAACTGGCGGGAAAGCCAGGGCCCCGGGTATCTTCATTAATTAGATCTTGCAACATGATTTTCTCCTGTATAGGTTAGACTGCAACGATATTCTCTCGAATATCGTTGCACTTGTCAAGCCCTAATCCCTATCGGGGCTCGAGCCCCGATAGTCCCTTAGACCGTCTCAAACACGATGGCTGCCGGTTCCCTGGCTCGCGCCAGCTGGGCCATGATGCCCTCATACTGCTCGAGCTCGCGACCATGCATGGGCGCCATGGTCAACTCAACCGACTGCGAGCCCTCGCCCCACCGGTCAACAATTTGCCAACCCTCGCCCACCTGATAAACCCCGTTGTCCATGTTGTCGCAGTCCATGCGGTTTATCACGTCGACGCCAACGGATAACCCAGTGGCGCCAAAAAACTCCTGTATCACGGCCACCAGTCCAGCCATGGCATACGACGGATCGTTGGCCGGGGACCGGTAGCCCCGGGCTTTGCACGTGTCCAAAAAAGCCCGGACCGACGCACGGCCCCCATTCCAATGCAAATAAACACCCACCGATTCAGACCCCTCGGTGCCCCACGTGATAACGGCTCTATTGCCCATGTCCTTTTCTCCTGTATTAAGTGTCACCGGCACCCTGCCGGTAAGGTAAACCTTACCGGCAGGGTCTATGCCCGTCCATTACTTTTTAACTATCGGGGCTTGAGCTCAACATTAACTGAACTATCGAGACGCCAGCCCTCTTCAACGCCTTCGTCCACATAGAGCTCAGTGTCGTAATCCACCGCCTTACGATTCATGATGTTCTCAATATCGTCCCATGCCTTATCGATAGCATCCTCTTTGCTCTCCGCCTCGACCTGGACCCATCGATATTCTTTACTCACCACGCATATAGATACGATCATGGCGAACCCCCCTCATCCTCGTCCATGTCTCGAGAGACATGGACAAAGGGTGACCCCCAGTCCTTAAAATCCCCGTACCGCTCATTGTCCAAGAACCCTCGAGCATAGGCCGCAGTCTCCGCCGCCGACATATCGGCGGCGGCAACCCTCGGGCTCGAGTAAGTGTCACCGACAAAGTAATGCGGATCAAAAGGCCGCCGATAATATGAATCAGCGCGGCCCCGATCATACGGCCCGCCGTGCCGTCTTGGGTCTTGTTTAGAAAACAATTGCATGATGCATTCTCCTGTATCAGTTGAACGAACCGATAATTTATCAATTATCGGCAATCAATGCAAGGGCCCCTCGGCCCTTGCACCAAATTACACGCCCCACGGCCCTCGGACCATGGGGCTTAGTTTATAACTATCCTATAGGCCGACCCAATAGTCTCCGCCTATGCTACCTCGACGGCCTCGACGTCCACAATATCGCCCGATAAAAACTCATCGGCGGCGGCCCACAGGCGGACATTCATGCGGGTATCGTCCTGCACCGATCGCATGCCCCGAGTGCTCGAGCGGCGGTTTGCGCGGGTGAGGTTAACGCCGCCACGGGTGAGATTCTCCTGAATGGTATTGAGAACCGTCCACAGGTTTTGCCTCGCATCCTCAAACCGGCGAGCCATAAGCAGGTCTCGAGCATTCAAACCAGCAGGCCGTTCGGAGCCCCACCGGATTTGCGCGCCAATCTCAGCAAAAGAAAAAGCCTCTTCGTCGGTGAGTGAGCGGGCCTCATACCGAGCGACAGTGTCGGATAGGTTATCCACACGGGAGAGAAAATCGAACGAACGGGACCGGACGGCCTCAACAGCATTCGAGCGGTGAGGGACGGACACGGCCCCCATGGTGGACGTGCAGACAATGAGCCCATTCGCGCAAACCATGCGGAAGAGCCCTGCCCACAATTTAAACCCGGATGAACCGTCATGAGAATTCATGAGCACAACCTCCGGGTGTGAGCCCGCCACGGTGGGCGCGTAATCGGGACGGAAGCGGAGCACGTGCCGAGTGAAATCCCTTTTACCCGCGACACGGGTAAGGGTCTGCCCTGCCTGCACAGGCTTAAACCCGGAAGCGCGGAGGTCTTCTACCACATCAATCGTGGGAACAAACCCGTACCGGGACGACACGCCCGAGAATGGCTGTTGAGCGAAAACCGAAGGAACGGCGGCGGATAGTTGATCGACGGAAATTCCATTTTCATTGTAAATCGAGCGGTGAGCGGTCATCTTTAAATCTCCTGTATTGAGGTTGCAGGCCCGAACCATTCAAGCCATATCGATAATTTATAGGATACCGGGACGTCAGTCAAGCCAATCTTGCAAAATCCACATTAGGGCAAACACTAATAAAAGAATGATCACAGCGCGGCCCCCATATCACCCACCACATGATGCCGGAGCAATGAGCCCGAGGGGAGCGAGCGCGCGAATTCCCGGACCGCCTGCGCATCATCCGCCGCGCCATTGTCTTTAGTGTGGTGCCATTGAATTGATACCCGCCCGCTCGAACCGTAACAACCCCCAGTGCCCGTACCTACCCTCTTCGCACTCGGGCCGTGCGCAAAAAAGGCCACCACATAATCGCGATGGGGTTGCGCGCATATCGGGTTTCCGCCGCCGCAATCATTGCATGCGAACGTATCGGACAATTCCGCCGGACAACGCACGAACCGAACGCCCCGGTACTCAGTGCTCTTCCAATCTTGTTTTGGCAAGGTAACCGTCGCGGGCCGAAACGAGGAAAAGGCCCGAACCGCCTCATCCATCGAATCGCACGATGCATTAATTACAGTCTTACCCTCTTCGGGGAAGGGCAACTGATCTGCCGGAAAGTGAGAGTACGTCCACGCCTTACCCTGGCGGGGCACCGCATCGACCACGGCCCGAACATAATCCAAGTCCATTTCCGCCGCCCCGGTTTTCCCGCAAGGCAAAAGCCCGCAAGTTTTGGGGCACGTGCCGAACACGTCCGCCGCTCCGGATCGATACGTGACAGCGATAGGACCCGTCTTTTGATTTTTCGATACTGCGACCGTCTTAAGCATTGCATTTTCTCCTGTATAAGTTGAGACGCTAGAATACTACGGATAGTTTATTCCTGCAAGCCTTACCTCTCGAACGCATCGAGAAAATCATTCACCGCCCTAGATACAGTCTCCCCTAGATAGCCTGAGGTGATACGGATGTCCTGCACGTCTTCCGGCGTAAGCTCATACCCCTGCGAATCCGCGTAAGCAATAACCTGCTCATCCGAGGCCTCATCGAGGGGCAAAAGGCCAAACCCCGAGTCTTCCTCTACTTCAAAGCGAATGATGCGAACCCCATCGAACGATTCGACCGTCTCATACGCTCCGGCGTAATTGTCCAGCAAGCGATAAAGTTCTTTGGCGCTCATGCCTTTTCTCCTCTCATAAATTCACGGAATCGTATGGCAGACACGGGCGGCGGCATCTTGACGCCAATCAAGCGAAGCTCGCGGTCCAGCATGGCGCGAGCCTCCGCATTGCGCCAATACCTGTGGCCCCAACGATTGTGGGCAGTCTTGGCAATCGCTTGCAAAAGGGGTTTGTAGTGCGCTCGCAAGGGTCTACACGCGACAACAAGTGCGCCGTGCCAGTAATCAGCTTTGCAGTCATCAAGCCAACGCGTAGCTTTATGTTGTGCCGCGTTCAGCAGATGCGCGGGTTTTGTCGCGCCCTCGACCATTTCCACCGGCAGGTACACGCGATGCCGGGGCACTGGATATGCGTCAGGGTCACGGGGGTCGCGCGGCCCGTACAGGGTCACCGCAACAGACTGCCCAGAGCGACTCAAGTAAGCTTGCCCGCCCGTAATCAGATTATCCTGCCCCTCAATAAACATGATGCGCTTCGGATGGGCGCGGAGTGCTTGAACTGGTGGGTAGTCCTTCATGCCTTTTCTCCTCTCATGAGTTCATGGGGCACTTCAATTTCATCGCCAAAATTGCTCGCGACGTAACAGCGCATGGCGGCAGTCAGAGGGGAATAATCAAAGTACCGAATAGCCCTACCGTCTGAAGTGTGCCCGAGCGCGATTGCAATCCAATCTCCATTCTCAAACGTGAGCGAAATGCCCTCGCGCTCAATAATCGGTCCGCCCTGGCCCCAATCGGTTGCCCAGCCCCACAACCCCCACTCGGGGCCTTCTACCTCAGAGTCAAATCCTTCGGTCTTAGTTACCGCCCAATCAAGGGCGACTCCTGTGAGTTCGGATACTTTCATGCTGAGGCCTCCGCCGTATCACGGAGCCATGCCCGAAGACGGGCGCCGTTCTCTGCCTTTTGCCCTTCGTGCAGATCGGCCTTCCAAACAATAAAAATGCCGTGAATATATCGGCGGCCGTACTCGATCGCCTCGCGCTTCGTTTTGAATGAGGGACCATCGACCTTTGCGGTGTTGGTGCCAACAAGCCATTTTCTTGCCATGGTAATTCTCCTGTATGAGTTGACTACACCCACACTGTAGCATCATTACTACCGGTAGTCAACTTAGGGAAAACCCTAATGCTTCTTCAAGCTTTCGCCATCCCTCGGCATTCTCCGGAATCTTTACATCCGGCTGGCATACGCCCAGCGCTAAATCCTTCGCCCTGTGCGACGGGTAAAGCCAAATCTCCCTTTTCCTCGCCTCTCCAAAACTTGCCAAAATAAAACAGGGATAGTCCCGGTGCGCCTCATGAAAAGCAACCTGATGAGCGCTTAACTTTATCCGGCCGCTCGGCGCCGCAACCTTCAGTTCAATCAACAAAAAGCGCTTCTCAAGGGAAAGGATGCAGTCCGGGATACCTAGGTTCACCCAGGACTCAACGCGGGTTATCCTCGTCTTCTTCATCCCCGCCTTCATCCTCCGATAAAACGCTGTCTCCGGCTTCATCAAACTCCTCCCCTGTAGTGTGGTCCGCTTCTCTTTCCATCTCTATCGCATCGTCCAAAGACGTGTCCTCTACGTCAATGACCTCCCGGCGGGGAGAATACAGGCGACGTAACTCCTCGAGCTTCTTTTGCACTTCCTCTTTGCTCATGCTATCGATCACCCCATGCCGGATCTCTTTGCGATCAACGTAAATATTGCCAAGGGCTTGCCCCCTTCGATATTCCGCCTGCACTGCCGCCGCCCAAGCCCCAGCCTCGATTGCCTTATCCCGGATCATTAGCAGATCCTTCATATGGCGCTCAAAGTTCGTCCCGTATTTCTCTCCGAGCTCCCTTTGCCTCTTTTGGATGTAGGCCACCACATGGGGCTTACGGACCGGGTTGGTCAGTTCTGTGGCCCTGCTATGCGCCGAGGACGGCGGATAGCCTGCCTCGATCGCCGCCTCCCGCATGCTGAGTTGTCCAGCAGAGGACAACCATATTTCTACAAATTTAACTTCCCGTTCGGTCAGGACCTTCCTTTGCTTGGGCCCTCGTTTATGTATCGCAGGGTCATACTGCGCCACCCTGGACAAAGCTTGCGCTTGCTTCTTTCGGACCGTCGAGCTCATTTGAGTCGATCCTCAAGAAAGGTCATCACAAAGAACAGGCCAATCAGCACTAGAAATATCATTACGTCTCTCCTTCACAGGTGTAACTTTTTGCCCTTCCGTCTTCACCATATACGCTAGAAATTCAAAAAAAAAAAATTCATTGTTGTTTTTTATGAATTCCTGGACGTTTGTAGTACGAAAGGTTAAAAAGCATAGTTAATTGTAACATCAATAATTACGTCAAAACACTACTGTAATTCTCTGTAATTTATAACTCATTGAAAACAAATAGAAATTACGTCTATTACACCAATTACGTCAAATTTTGATTTTTGGTGAACATAAAAAACTTTTTTTGAATTTTCAGCGTAATAAGGCAATTTTCCTCCTTTCCTAGTCCCTGTTCCTTGATCCTTGATCCATAAATAACCGCTCACTTCGCTTGCGTCCCTTGTCTTGCTTTAGGATTACGCTTCTACACTTCTTTTTCCCCTCTTCTACACCTCTCCTACACCTCTCCTACACCTCTTCTACACCGTTCTTTTCTTCCTCAAAGTTAAGGTCTCCGGCGGGGATTTCGATGGTTTTAAAGCGTTTGTTGCAGGTGTAGCACCGTCGGGTTCGGGTAATCCAAGGTTCGCGTTCCGGGAATTTGCGGGTGTCGAGCACTTTTGTTTCCTCGCCCTCGCAGTAGATGCATCTCATTGAGTTCTCCAGCGCATGTCGATGGCGTTTTTCAGGTTAAAGGGGTTGTTCAAGTAGGTGGATTCCGGCACGTAGTTGATGGGTGGGAGCCAAGCGAGGGATCCTTGTTTCAAGAGCACGAGTGGGTCCACGTTGGATTCGTAGACCTTGACGTGTTGAGGGGGGAGGGTATCGACGTGGTGGATGATGCCTTTTTGGGCCAGTTGGAGGACCTGAGAGCGCAGGGTAGTGAATTTCCCGTCGGTGAGCATTTTCAGGTCGTAGACGGTAAACCGGAATCTTTTACCGAAGATGATGCTTTTTCTTGGGTTTCTCATGAGTTCTTCTCCTTGAGCTTAACCTCGATCAGCTGAGCAAACTGCCTCAAGCAGGTGCCGTCCCCGTCCATCCCGTCGTCCACCAGGGGCGTCATGGCCCCTTTTTCGTTGTTGTACGTATGTTTTGTCCAAGGGATGATTCCTGCCAGGAGGTAGAGATCGGTGATTTCTTGGTCCGTGAGCCCTGTCCATTGTTTCGGGGTCATCATTGTTTTGAGACGTCCGATTTCCATCCGCAGGTGGTTGTTTTCCTGGCGCAGGTCTCGGTTGTTTTTGGCCATGTTGTCGAGAATTGCTTCGTTAGTGTGGGGCCGTTCTGCTCGTCTAATCTCCTGGCACATGCACATGGGGTTGCCGCATTGGGAGCAGTACTCAGCCATGATTCCCCCTTGATCGGATGATCGCGGCGCGTACTCGCAACGCCGTGGATATGGGTCCTTTGCCTTCGGCGTCTCCGTCTGTTTCGAGGACCGAGGCGCAAGCTTCTCGTTCTGCCTTCTGAGCACGTCGCACCAGCTCGATCACCATTGATTCGGGGAGCGTGTACCGTGCTCCTTCTTGCTTGATGCCGCTGGTCATGACTTCTGCAACCAGCGTGAGAATTTCGTCGTTGGTCATTAGGCCCCCCTTTGTTGTAAGTAGGTCTCTACTGGAATGCCCAGGCGGTCGCATATGAGCAGTTCAGAAAAAGAAAGAATGTAGCGGCGAGGCCTTTTAAAAATTCTCCGCTTGCTACGAATTCGAGCGAGTATCTTCATCCTCTTCCTCCATAGCGAATGGTCCGATGGGCCAGGACATGTAGTTCATCGGGGTTTTGTTCGGCGAGGCGGTCGAGTTGTTCGTCTTCCAATGCCTCTCCAGTGTCAGCAAAGAATGCTCTGTCAAAATACGCATCGCAGAAGTCGGGGTAGTCGGCGCTATCCAACCCAGCCAACTCCGCATCGACAACCTCGCGGCCGTCCAATTTGAGTTTTAAGATTTCCAAGCTCGTGGTTGTTTTTTCCAAGCTCATTTGCGATCTCCCAGGAATGGTTGTTTGCTCTCCCATAGGGCGGCGCAGGTCATCTCGAGGTCCACATTGCCGCGCTTAATTGCCAGGGCGTCCTGCTTTCCCTGCTTGTACGCTTCGATGACCTTGGGCGTTGGGTCGTGGACGATGAGCCCACCGATGAATGCCGAGAACACCATGCCAGAAAAAAACACAGCGGCAAAGGCGGCAGGCAAGAGGTACTTCTCTCTGAGGAACGTCATTTCTTTCTCCTTTATTAAGTATTACAGCTTCATACTACGGGTAGTTTTACACGTTGTCAACTCTCTTTTTTTCTGCCCAAACGAGGATGGCGCAGGTCGAGCGGTGGATCTTTAAACATAGTGCTTCGGCCGCATCGAGTTGTTCCTGGCTCGGGTGGGCTTCGGCCAGTGCCTCTTGCAGGAGGCGGGCTGATTGGTTGATGGTGACGATATCGAAGCCAACGTCACTGCACTGGTGGTCATTGCATTGTTGGGGCGTTTGGGTTTGCATACATGTCCTCATAGCATTTAACGGTTGCGGCGACGAGTTCTCGCAGGGGAATCTCGGAGACTCTGCCTATGACTGCGACGGTAGTAGCCAAGGCCACTACCGACTCGACAGGATCCAAGCCTTCGTCAATGGCAAACTGCACTGCGGTCATAGAAAGCTGTTTCATGGTGTGGAGCTTCCTGCTCTCAGCGTTCATGCTAATGAGAGCATCCATGATCTTCTTCCTGTCTTTGGGGTTCATCGCGGGTGGCCTTCAAGCCGATCGCTAATCAGCATGGCGTAGCCTGCAATGTCTCTCCAGCTGTCGGAGTAGTCCGCATCGCCGTTAATGATGCGGGCAATCTTATGGACGATCATCTCGAGGGCCTCAGCTTGGTCCACGTCCAAGGTCTTCTCCCGGCTGAACAAGTAGTGGTAAACCACCTGTTTGAAGTTCTGAGAGATCTCGGCCTGACCGAGAAACAGCCCATAGCGCCCTGCGCGTTGGTCCAAGGTCGTATCGATGGTGGCCGGGGTGGCGGACTTTGGCGGGCGCCCACGGCGGGTGGTGGGCTTATTTTTGGATCCGGGCGGACGGCCACGGCGTTTGGCTTTTGTAATCACTGTGAATCTCCTTTGATTGTATACATGGGGTTACTTGCCTCTTACCTTGAGCAGACGCTCAACGGCAAAGAGGATCCTGTATCTCCAAGACGGCTTGGAGGCGGTCTTGATGACAAGGCGCAGATAGTCATGCCCGTCATAGGCACGACCAGTTTCCTTCAAAAGCTTCTCGCGCAGGAAATGCACCTGCTCCAAGGCTTCATTGCGCTGGCGACGGTAACGGCGGGCAACACTCTTCCAATACTGCAAGTTGGCAAGATCAGCCGCGCTGGCTTCTTTTTTTGGCTCTTCTACGGGTAGCGTCATAGGATTGCTCCCAGGATGATTGCTGCAATAACGTAGGGCCACATACTTTCTCCTTTCTCGGTTGTGAAATTAAGCTTTACTGCGAAAAACTCCCTTAGGCGCTTGGTCCAAGTATGGACTTGGGGCGGTTCGTGGTCCGTAGATCTTGTTCCACGCCTCGTCAACGAGCCTCTCGAGAACATGATTGATTGGCAACTTCTGAAAGTGCGCCAAATCCCTGATCTTTTCATGAGTAGCGACCTGAACGATGACCGATTTCCATTTGGTTTTGTCCATGTATAGGATTATAGGATAGGAGTCAATCAGCTGTCAACCCAATCGCCCCATTCGTCCTGAGTCCATACCAGTATTGGCGTGTCGGCTCCTACAAAGGCGCCCTCGATATTGTATTCGATGAATTCTCGGGCTTCTTCTGAGCTCATGCCGTCGATCATGAGGTTGGCTCGGATAATTTCGGCATCGTAGACGAGGACTTCTGTCCTTGTGCCCTCGGTGCTCCAGATCAAGGCTGGTCCGAGGATCGCGTTGTCGTGTCCGTCAATCTTTAGCATTGCGCTCTCCTAAAAAATGTCACCGGGGAAGGTCCCCGGTGACCAAATTCCCCCATGTAAGGAGAAGAAGGAGATTACACGTCAAGCTGCTTCCCCCCAAGATGGGCCCATCTCTAGGTCCACTTTGGAAGGAACTTCCAGCTTAACACAGCCCTCCATCACCCTCTTTAATTCTTCTGCCTGCGCCCGGTCTTTGACCGAGAAGCACAGCTCATCATGCACCTGAAGCAAGGCAACGCATCCAACTTCGTTAAAGCAATCGAGCAGGGCCTTTTTTGTTTGGTCGGCGGCCGAGCCTTGGATCAACCGGTTGAGCCCCTTGTAGGTCATAGCGCGGCGGATCGGGTGCCCATATTTGGCCATGGCCTCATCGCGTGGCAGGGCCTTGTGCAATGGGCCGTAGGTCGCGGGCTCCCAAAGAGGAAACCGGCACCGCCTGCCGAGCAGGGTAAAAATCGAACCCCTGGACTCGGGGTCATCGATACGGGCCTGGACGCTGGTAATCAGGGAGCGCAGGAACGGGACGCCGTCGTGAAACTGGGCGATCAGACTTGCCGCTTCTGCATCACTCAGGTCCAGTTCGTTGGCCATCTTGGCCCGCCCCATGCCGTAGGTCAGCCCCAGGCCAATGGTCTTGGCCTGCTTTCGGGGGATCTTTGCCATATCGGCCACCATCTGGTGGAAGTCCGCATCGGGATTCTCTCGATATTTCTTAGCCGCCTCTATGGCGCTGGCAAGTTCGATGGACACAGCATAGTGGACCGTGAGCCGTGGTTCTTGCTGGGAGTAGTCCAGGCTCGCCCACTCCTCTCCCTCCTCCGGTAAGAACAAGCCCCGGATCATCGGGCCGATCTCCTGGTTCCGAGCAGGAATCTGCTGGAGGTTGGGGTTGTTCATGGAAAAGCGCCCGGTTACCGTGCCGCCATCGTCCGATCGGATTTGGTTGATGTGGGAGTGGATCCTGCCGTCGTGGCGGGCGTAGTTCAGAAGCTTTTGGACAAAGGTCCCTGAGGCTTTGTTGTACTCCCGAGCGCCGACGATCATCTGTGCAATCGGATGGGGGTGGGTGGAGAGAAACCCTTTGGTAAAACTTGGGGAGCCCTTTTCGGTTTTGCTATAGGAAAGATTGAGCTTGTCAAAGGCCCGAGCAATGCTGGCCGCCGCCCAAATGTCAACCGAAACCCCGCAGAGATCCTTAATCTGCTTGAGTAAGGATTGCTCTTTGGCCTGCAGATAGTTGCCGACAGACTCGGCCTTGTTGGTATTGAGCCGAATGCCGCGCTGGGTCATCTTGATTAACAAAGGCGTGAGCGCTGTCTCGAGCTCGAAGATGTTGGAGCACTCTTCCTTGATCAACTCAATCTTCATGATTTGCCAAAGCTTCAAGGTCAGTGCCGCATCCTGCTCGGCGTACTCTCCAACGAACATGGCAGGCAACTTCCAGAGCTCTTTCTTTGGGTCAACACCAAACTCTGCGGCGGCCTTGCGCAGTCCCTCTTCAGACTTGAGCTCCTTGAGATAGTCAAAGGACAGGGCATTTAAGCTGTAGCTCATGCGGTTCTCGTCCACCAAAGCGGCGGCGACCATGGCATCGAGAATGCGGCCGTTGATCTTAAATCCCTCGGCCCACAGCCAGCCCACGTCGTAGGCGGCATTAAAGAAGATCTTGTCTGCGGGTAGATCGAGAACACTTTGGACGTATCGGCGAACGATACCCTCGTCCAAATTGCCCCCACCCTCATGCTTGACGGGCAAGTAACCCCTCCAGCCCTCCACGGCAATGGCAAAACCGACGATTTCGCCCTGCTTGGTCGGCCAGCCCGGGCCCTCGGCGTTCATGTTTGGGTCCCGTGTTTCAAGGTCGATGGCTATTTCTGTCGCCGACGATAGATCGGGGAGCGCATCCGGTGGGAGCCACTCTGTTTTGGAGGGCTTGATGAACGTCAGGTTCATATGTGAAAAGCTTTCGAGTAGTCTTTGGGAAGAACCAAATAGAGATTCTTCTTGGCCCGTGTTACGGCAACATAAAACAAGCGGTGAATGTCATCGGGCTTTTGGTGGTAGAGGTCCATAAATTTAGAGGACAGATCCATGTGTAAGGCGACGTTGTCAGCCTCACCGCCCTTGGCTCCGTGGATCGTGGACAAGCGAATGCGTGGCTCGCCGCGAAGAGACTGGCCCCTGCGAAGAGCGGCACGGATGTAAACCTCTTGTGGCTCGGGGATGCGAACCAGCGCCTCGTACCATGGGGTCTCTTTTGCAATGTCAAGCCCGTGGCTCGTGGTCAGTTCTTCAAAGGAATAGAGCTGCGTGTCGGGGCCGTCAAACTTCTTGAACCCTCGCCGGACCATGCCGGGGCCCAGGAGGTTGTAGATGTTCTTGACTTCCTTGGCGCTGATCGAATCGCCCTTGCGTAAGCGCTCCCATGCGTAGACAGAATCAACGGTGCCCTCACTAATCGAACGAACGTGGTTGCGCTCGAAAAGAATTCCAACGCTTTTTAGGTGCTCGTGAATCTCGTTGAGCATGTAATTTGTGGAGGCCAGGACCATCCAATTGCCCTCAATATTCTCAAAGTCAATCGAACGCACATTGAAGATCTTGTGGATCGCACCCTCGGTGTCCATGGGCTTCCACTCTTTATCAACTCGGTAGCGCACACGTTGGATGATCTCGGCGCTCAGGTCGTGGATGGCCTGAGGCACCCGGTAAGACTGCTCGAGGACGACGTTTTCTCCTGGCAGTGTAAGCAGGGCCGTTACATCTGCGCCGCTCCAGCCAAAGATGGCCTGATCGTCATCGCCTGCGACGTAGGAAATATTGGTCTTGTCAAGGAGCCGCTTGGCAATCTTCCACTGCAAGGGCGTCAAGTCCTGGGCCTCGTCGATGATCACTGCATCAAAGGATGGGTAAGCATCGTCAAAGGCGTTGGAGAACATCTCCAGCATGTCAGTGAAATCGTAGAGGTGGTTATTGAGCAGGAACTGCCGGTAGGAATCATGTAGAAACTTGAACTCGAACCAAGTCATCTGAAGCTCAGAGGCGTTGTAGGCCACCTGAAGATCGACCATCTTTTGCCGTGCCAAGTGTATGACGGCAAAGGCTGGGTGGTCCACGGAGACTTCCCAACTCTCATCGCCCTGAGAGAACTTCAGTTGGATGCCGATCTCCTGGGAGAACTCCCGGATGTGGCTGTCTTTGAGCACCTGCTCATTGCGGATGCCCAAGGAAACAAACGACAGACTATGGATAGTACGAAAGTTGGTAAAGCTCTTTGCGTTTAGGTGCGGAAACTTCTTAAGCGCCCGCTCCTTTGCCTCGTGGGCGGCCTTTCTGGTGAAAGCAAAATAGCCAATTCTTTCTGGAGGAATGCCCTCGTTCAACAGCTGTTCAACGGTATTGAGGAGGAACGTGGTCTTTCCCGTCCCTGGAGGGCCAAATATCTTCTTGGTCTCCATTAGAACGGCGACTCCTTGCTCTCAATCTTTACGTGGAATGGAGCATCCTGACGCTTGAATGACGGGATTCTCCACAGGCGAACGGTGCGGCTCTTAATCGTCACGGACACAGGGGAGCCATCCATGTCACGCAGGCGCTGGGCAATCTTGGGCGAGGTCATGAACGTAAAACGTTGACGAACAAGGTAGGACTCGAGGTCCTTGAGCCGGAAATAAGTCATGCCCTCTTCTTCGTCTGTCCACGGGCGGCCCATGAGGAGCTCGTCTTTTTCCAAGGCGCTCTGCATGTGTGTGCAAAACTCCTCGAGCAGATCGTAGAAGCGGCCTTCGTTGCTGGTATCTTCCGGCGCCTCTGTAATGGCTTGGCTCTCGACCATCTCCTTGAGCAGTGCATTGAGCAGGCGCTCCCACTGATCCTTCTTCATGGTCGGTGGTGCAACGTTAATCTTATTCATGCACACAACTTGGAACTTGTGCTGTTGCTGGAGCTCCTCGGTCGTGAGCTCGATGCGCTTGCCTTCTACATCTAGGAACCACAGAGGTGGATCGCTGGCGTATTTGGACAGCGCCGCGATGGTTGGGCCCTCGTGACTGGCCTGCCCGATGCCGTGCTTGCGTGTCTTGCAAAGACTGGAATTGCAGTGACTGCTGATCGGTGCATCTTTGCACTTGTAGTGGTAGTCCTTGCGCTTTAACTGCCGCACCAACAGATTGATCTCGTTGAGTGGCAGGGGCGGGGTCATGTACTTCTGATTGGCCTTAAGGATCTCGTCTTCCCACGTGTCGGAGAAAGCTTTCCTCAAATAGATGCCGATGTTAAAGAGACCATTGTTCCGTGTTCCTTCGGGGAAGCCCTGTGAGCAGAGATACTGCAAGCACGGGGGGCCGTCAGGCAGGTCCGAGTCGATTGGAACGACAGGCTTTGAGGTCTCACTGCCTGGAGCGGCGGCATATTGTTCGTAGAGCTCGTAAAACTCCTCGAGCGTAGCGGCGGTGCCGTCGTCTTTAAATGCGTAGCGTGTCCCGCTGTCTCCACCAAAGTAGGGCAGGTTTAAGAAGTTGCCCGTGTCGCCACGGTCAACAAGGATTTCGGTTTGTTTTGGGAAGATCTCACAGCCGCTGTAGCCCAAGTAGGACGAAAACAGCTTGAGGTTTTTCTGCATATCAGTCGCTAAGATAGGGTCGCGGCAGAACATGAAAGCGTGAGCGCCTCCGGACTTCGAGCGAAAGACGATTAATGGAAGTTCGAGCCGTCGAATCTTCTTGATGAGGGCTTTGTGGTCGAGCGGGTATTGGTCAATATCAATACACCCCCAGGTACAGGTGTTATCTGAACGGATCGGAATGATCCCAAGACTAGGCTCCACACCCATGAGGTGCTTTTCCCAAAGATCATCCCCTGGGGACTTACGGATAACAGTGGCCTTCCCGTTCTTCTTTCCATCTTCTCGTTCACCCTCTATGAGGTATGTGCCATAAGCAATATCAAGTCCTTCAAAAATCAACTTGAATTGAGAGATATCGAGCATGAGCTTCTCTTTCTGTACGAAAGGCCCAGCCCCGGAGGACTGGGCCCTAGCTCATTAAAATGCGGTGTGTGCCTTTGGAGCTTCGGCAGCCTCATCGCTGTGCTTGACTTGCACATCCCCAGACTTAACGGACTCGGCAAACCCCTTGGCCATTAAATACTGAGATTGGTTTTCAATGGGACCGACACGCTCAACTTCCCAACCATACCAAGTGCCCTTGTCATTGGACTCCTTGGACGTGGTCAGGCGATAGACCTGACTGTACGACGGAGGCGTGAACGGACCGTTCTTGCCATTCATCTTGACGGTCATCATCATGCTGTTCCACTTGCGTGACTTCTTAAGTTGTGTGGCCTTCATGACAATCAAAGCAGGATGGTCGCCCTTCTCGTCGAGCACAAGAACGTAATGCTGGGCGCTGTTCTCGATGTAGTTGCCGCTCTCCAGATAGTCTTTGCTATCTCCTGGCTTGCGGAACGTGCGGGACATGACGTCGCTCGTGGCGGGGTAGACGTTGATCGGTGCGCCACTGCCTTGGCCACGAGGTGCCCATTCAATGTACTTGCGCTCATAGTAGCAGGGCAGAACGAGGATTCCTTTTTGCCCATCGTAGAGCTGGTTGGAAACCGTATTGAAGATCATGCCTGCTTTTGCACCCTCGACTGACTCGAGTTCCGGGGACAGTTGTGAAAGCACCTTGAGGAACGGAAGTGCGAGGTCTTCCTGGGACATGTTCTCCATGCCACTGGATGCATCGGCCTCAAACATATCGTTGACGAGGGCTAGTTCGGTGGACTGCTTTTTGGCTACTTGATTCATGGTTAATTTCCTTTTACTTGGACTTGATTTTTGCTTTCCAGCCGATGTAAGCGCCGAAAAGCTCCGTGTCGAAATCAACACCTTGCTCGACCAGATCTTTGATAAAGGCCTTGAGCGTTGATGGCTCGATCTTCTCCGCTTGCTCGGGGATCATCCCCTTCTGACGGATTTCTTGGATGAGGTTTCCTGCCTTCCCATCCTCACCACGGCCAAACTGCACGGACACGGTGTTTTTGATGATGTCATCAAAGCCCTTGGCACGGAGCCATTCATAGGCCTCGCCTCTTCTGTCAGACGGAATGCTTGCGCTGTAGAAGGGCTTGACTTCAATGAATGATCCATCAGCCATCCGGAACGAGTTCATGTTGAGCTCGCGCATTGCCTCGGGCAAACGATTGTCTGTTATGTCCCGAAGCGCTTCTTTGCGTTCTGATAAGGTAGCCTCAAGATCTTCGATTTCCTTTTCGATCAAGAGAGCTTTCTTGGCCAGATCGCTAATACCGGTGAGCGATTGGTCAGCAAGACCCAATGCGTCGGCATCCTTTTCCAACTGCGATACATCAATACTCATCACTTTCTCCTTTCTTGTTGACGTCAATCTGAATTGGGTAGTACTTCATTTCACGCTTGTCCCACTTCAGAAGCTTAAACCTACCACGATTTTTGTTAGACGCCAAAACGGCGGCCAGACACATCGCGGCAGGGTCCCCGATCAAGAGCAGGTAGTCCTCATCCGTAAAGTTGCTCAGGATGCGGTTCATGCGCTGGACCGTGGGTCCTGGGGAAAAGGTAATCTGTGCCACGGGTGGCAACAGAAAAACCAAGTCCCCAAAGGCTTGGGCTGGCAAAAGATTGTGGCGCATAGTCTCTTGCACAACGTAAATTTTTGGCATTCCGTCTTTCTCCTTTATGACTTCTGAGATAGACTATACCCAAGGCGAAGTTGCCTGTCAAGAAAGGATAAAGATGCTAGTCGATTACCGATTTAAGAACGAGCCATATGCTCATCAAGCGGCTTACTTACACCGTTTCTGGGATGACCGGACAACGGCGTTGTTCGCTGACATGGGCACGGGCAAGTCGTTCATGCTCATCAACAACATGGCAATGCTGTACGATAACGGCCACATTAACGGAGCATTGGTCATTGCTCCGAAGGGCGTCTACCGCAACTGGGCGGAGCTTGAAATTCCAAAGCACATGCCTGATCACGTGACGTATTCTGTAGCTCTCTGGAGCCCACAGCCGTCTAAAAAACAAGAGCAGGCCATGGAGAAGATGTTTGACCTTGACGACAAGCTGCACATCATGGTCATGAACGTGGAAGCATTCTCCAGCCCCAAGGGCACTAAGTTTGCAGAGCGCTTTTTGTTGTCCCACACGGCACTGATGGCCGTGGATGAGAGCACAACAATCAAGAGCCCAACGGCTCAGCGCACCAAGAACATCTACAAAGTCGGCAGGTTTGCCTCGTTTCGCAGGATCCTGACAGGCTCCCCGATCACCAAAAGCCCGCTGGACTTGTATACACAATGTGCGTTCCTGGACCCTGATCTTTTGGGCTTTGCCAGCTATTTTGCGTTCCAAATGCGCTACGCAGTAGTAGTCAAAAAGACTATGGGTAGTAGATCCTTCAACCAAGTTGTGGGCTATCGGCGTCTGGACGAGCTCAACGAGAAGCTCCAGCCCTTTGCTTTCCGGGTAACCAAGGAGGAGTGCATCGATCTCCCCGAGAAGGTCTACGTCAGCAGGGATGTTCCGTTGACCGAGGAACAAGGGCAGGCTTACGAGCAGATGAAAAAGACAGCGCTTTCAATCCTGGGAGATGGTTCGATCACCACAACCACCACCGCTCTGACTCAGATCATGCGTATGCACCAGATCTGCTGTGGACACATTCGATCAGATGACGGGGAGATTAGGGAAATCCCTAGTAATCGGCTCGATGCGTTGATGGAAGTGATCGAAGAGAGTGATGGAAAAGCCATTATTTGGGCCACCTACACCCATGACATTCTCAAGATTCACGAGGCTCTGTCCAAAACCTACGGCGGAGGGTGTGCGGCGACCTACTACGGAGACACTCCAGCGGATGAGCGCCAGGAAATTGTCAATAAATTCCAAGATCCAAACTCAGAATTGCGTTTTTTTATCGGTCAGCCCAAGACCGGGG